GACTGGAGCCTGTTCCAGTCAAAAACATATCATTTTCTATATCGGCTGCTGAACGTCCCCACATCTCGCCAAGGAAACTTTCCAGATTGGTTTTGTCATCAGCTAACAATTCGTCCGAAACTTTAGTCAAGTTGGTGAATTTGTAAACTTGTATGGCGTTGGAAGTGAAGGTAGGCTCGGACTGATTGGCTGCGCCTTCCTCCGCTGTCAAAGCAAAGCCACCAGTTGCATTTTCGGATGGTACTTGCACGCTATCGACTGAAGTTTGGATAACCATCGCACCTGCTGAGCGTGCTATTGAAAGATCATCACGCTTGGCAATGATTGTCTCGTGCAAACCCTGAGGGACTAATACCCCTCCTTCCGTGGCCGTACCTTCCTGCAAAGCTGCCTTAAGGTTGCTTTTCGTGTATGAATTTGATTCCCCAGTTCTTGCCCAGTGCATAAAGGAATCCGTTCCATCATGATCCCCGCCCATCTTTGTGACTTTTTTCGTCTTTGGTGCTTCAGTGAGAATCCCACCACGTTCGGCAGTCTCTGATTCCCATGCGTTCTTGACTGCATCTTGGGCAGCCATATTCAGTTCAGCCTTTATCGCATCCATATCAATTACTGGAGCTTCTGGCTGTGCTACTTCTGCGGTCTTGTCGACCACTTTTTCTGCGTCGGACATTTTAATATCTCCTATAGTTCTTTTATTTGTAGATCGTTCAATTCGTGGCGCGCGTGTCGACTTAGCATTCTTTGATATATTATCCTCTAATGCTTTATCCTCTAACGTGTCATCACTTATATTACTTTCCACATTCAACACTAGTCCAAGACCCTTTAGATACTCCACGCCTAGCGTTCGTGGCTCGGCTGGAGTAGGGGTTAAACTCAATTCATAAATTGGCCAACGTTTAATATTACCTTCTAGACGTTCGACCAAGTGCGCGACTGAGCCAGTGCTATAACCTAACTTACCTTTTTTGACTAGCTCCAATACTTGTTCTGCATATTTTTTGCTGCGGTCTATTTGTGCCTCCATCCAGATGCCTGTATCTTTTACATTTATATTAATAACTTTACCCAGTACGCTTTTGATCTCCTGCGCGTGATCATATAAAACGGCTGGCGCTGGCACTGTTTCAAGCATAAAATCCGTCTGGTCTGTAAACGTGTCTTGTTCTAGATCTTTGCCACCGTAGACGACTGCCCAGCCTGCTACTGTAAAATGATCATCGGTAACAGATTTTAGGTGTACCGCTTTGTCTCCCTCTTCATTCTCGTCCTCTGTTGCGATGTTCAAAGCAACCATATAATCCTGCGCATCTTGCTTTTGATCATAGCACTTCATTTTTTCGGCTTCATCGTCTTCCTCATAAGGTAGCTTCCACACACAAAACTGTGAGCTTCCTTCCTCGCTTTCCTCTGTTCTTATTTCGTATGGCATAGTTATCTCCCAGTCTTTTGCGCTTGTTTTGTTATTTGTCGTTCCGATAATTTGGCTATTTTCTTGGCTGCTTTTTGCATTTCCTCATAAGCTACATTCCAGCGATTTTGGTGAATAGACGCTTGAAATTTTCCATGTGCGTCACCTGTTACCCACTTAGAATATGATTTCCCTTTTCGCCGTGCGTTAGTGACTAGCTTGGCAGTACGTCTATAAGAACCGCCACCGCCTGCTCGTTTAGCTTTGACGATTTTCACGCTTCGACCAAATGTGCCAGTACGTTTATACTTCTGATTAGATAAACGACTAGGATACTTTTTTACTTTGTTAGCTGCTTGCATCAAAGCATCATCAATCTGTTTGTTGACTATATTTGGTCCTGCCTGCGCTACAGCTTTAAGACTTTGCAATACTTTTTTATTAGATACTGTTAAAGTTATTTGAGTCATGACATTATACCAACGCTTCTAATTCGTGCATCAATGCCGATCTTGTTGCCGCTACTATATAAGGATTATACCTTGTACTATTGGTCAGGCAATCTGGACAATGTTCGGCTGGGTGTAATCTCCATGTTGCGTGCCACATACCGTCAACGAATTTTATATCCCAAGTGCATTTACAATTCACTCCACAAATTGTGCGACCATCGCCCGGATATTGTGGCAAGTTAGGCATTCCTCTTGCTTCGACTTTGGCACGCTCAAAATCTTTTTTGGTATTCTCCATGTATAGTTCTGAACGTTGCGCAATGCGTTCCTCGCTCATTGCTGTATCGACTGAAGCCGCATCCTTTTTAATCTGTTGTTCAAACTTATTCAAATATTCGTATTGTTGTTTGATGCTGTTTTCCAATATGTTATAGTCGCGCTTTGTCATATTGCTTGCCCCACCTTTGCCAGCTAGATACTCAGCAGTCATGGTTTGGTTAACTTGTTTTCGCATAGCATTTGACCAGCGTGTCCGCGTGAGTTTACCAGTCTGTAAATCGTTAGCCAATGATCGTACTGTTGCTTTTTGTTTCTGTATAAACTCGTTACGCATATTGGTTAACTTGTTGTTACTAATAAATTTGCCAGTCCTGTCCCTATAACGAGCCGCGCCAGCATTATATAAATAACCAGTGTCTGGTCTATCTTTATCCCATGACGCTGGTATCTTTTTGATCGTATCTGTTGGCACTTCCATTATTGCTTCGATCATATTTCCGCCACTGTTTCTTGTTCGTTAGTATCTTGTTTATCTATGACGGTTGACTCTAACATCCCTCTTGCTACTGGTGGCATCGTATCATTCCATAGATCTATTGCACCCTCTAGATCAATAGGTATATCCGCAGCGGCTGGTACTGGTTCGGGCTCGATAGTATTACCGCGAGGTATAACTGGAGTACGCTTGACTTGTTGATGTAGGAATACGTTCTTGATCGCTTCGGGTGTGTACGCATTGTCCAAGTCTTGAAGTATTTCCTGTGTGATGTCATCAGGAATATAATGCGCTATGAATTGACGGCTCTTATTTTTGCCAAGATTATTCAATTCAAAACGTTGCCACGTTGCCAGTTCGCTTTCGATCAAAGCATCATCGGGCGATTGTTCCGCTAGATCTTGCTCCACTGATACTGGTCTATTTTCTAATGGATCATACCCTAACATCAACATGGCATCATCTAATGGCACTCCTGCTTGCACTAATTGCAACAAGCTGGCAGCGCGTAAACTTTCATCCTCTTGAAATACATCCAATTGCTCAGGTGCGAATTGTAATGAATACTCCGTCCCATGTAATACCTGATTGTTTATCGCCAGCTCCAGCATCGGCAATCTAGGTCTTATCGTCATGTGCCAAAAGGAATGGAGGTCAGTCTGGGAGGTTGCGTAGTTGGCTGCATCCGATTCTAATATTGATCTAGGCACGCCAAGCGCCGCCCCGATGTCAAGCGCAACATGATCTGATAATTCTTTCATTGCCATAGTTTTCATGTCTGGCGTTAATGTTGTGACTTTGAGATCACCACGCAAAAATAAGGCACGCCACGCATTACCGACGCCACTCATTCTGCGCTTGAAAAATGTCTGGGCGCGCTCGACTTCAGCAGTAGCAGGATTACCCGATGTTGTGATCAATGTCTGTGGTTGTGCCCCATGCTCAAAAAATGCGCTCGCGAATTGTTGCATATAAAACCGTAATTTAGACGCGGACAAAGCTACCTCGGCAGGCGCTAATCCTGTACCTGTGTCGGCAGTCATGGACGGCTCCCGAAGTGCTACAATCTGATCCGCAGTCCAAGGACCATAAGTTTCTGAGCCTATGCGCTGAGTAAAAATATCCTCTCCGCGCTTGTGTTCCCATTTGACTGTGGTAGGGTTCAATATTTGTAATCCAGTGAATACGTTACCAACATAACTTTTTAACGCATATGATGCACCAGTCAATAATAATCCTAATTCTAATTGATATATAATACTTTGGAGATCAGGATCAAGCGGCCACTCCACTTCCTCTTGTCCGCGAAACACCACAAATGGAACACTCGATAAACTGCTGGCACGTAATGAGACAGCCCTATACAAAAGCGGTACGGATGCCCATGCGTCTATAGCGGTGTCTGCGGATTTACCTGTTGCTTCTCCAAAATTTTCTGCCCATGCAGGAATACCTACAATAGCTTTAATAGAATCTTTGTCCAAAATTGTTTTTGTTTTGAAGTCACTCATATTTTATCCTCATGCGTACATCAATATAATCGGCTGGGCATCCTCTTTCGCACTCCATGCCAAAGCTAACGCCATGACCAGATCATCATGTATCCCAGACCCATCTGGCGCGCTATATCGTACAGCTCCGCTAGGCAGGCGCTTACTCTCAAACGCTTGTAACTCCCCTATCAATGTGGGATCTTGTGGAATGTGGATGTCTCCCCTTTCAAACGCTAAGGAAAGTCCATCGATGATTTTCATCTTGGACGCGTTCGTAGTGACGAACGGAGAAACAGGGAGCCCTTTATTTTGTAATGCTTCAACTATTGGTCCACCCATGCTATTGGTCTCGGCAATTATCTCCGTATGAATACCGTAACGTTGCCATAATGCCTCTAGCCGCATAACTTGAGTTTGGTAGTCAGTCTCCACCATGCGGTCGATCTCGACAACAATTCCAGATTCTAATTCTACCACAACAAAGGCGGTGGCGTCATTCTGCCGACCCCAGTCGCATCCGATGACGAATTGATTACCTTCGGGTTTCATGTTTCCATTGACTGCTTGCATAACACGCCTGAACACCCCACCCGCGTCATCTAAAAATGCGGCTTGATACTCCTGTTGGAATATACGTTCTGGAAGATCCTTTTGTGCGGAGACTATTTCGGCATCTGGTATATAGGGATTATCACTTGTTGGGTAGCTGAATGATCGCCAATTGTTTTCGTTTGATTGACCGCGCATATATAGATTATAGAACCAATTACGACCTTTAGGAGTGGATATGAATAGCGCGCGCCCATTGCGATCAGACAAAGCTGGACGCAATGCTTCCATCCATGTACGGTGAGCCATGAAAGAAGCTTCATCCAACACAACGAAATCCAAACCTTCACCGCGTAAACTATCGGGATCATCCGCGGATCTACACTGAACAC